ATGTCCTTGCAGTTACTGGATGTCCTTGCAGTTACTGGATGTCCTTGCAGTTACTGGATGTCCTTGCAGTTACTGGATGTCCTTGCAGTTACTGGATGTCCTTGCAGCTATTTGATATCATCCAGGTGCTGCATTTCAGATGATCCCGAATTAGCTATTTTTACTATTTTTTTATTTGGATCATCCAAGAATGGGGCATATTTTAGGGATTGGAAAAAGTAGTTAAGCCCCCTCCACGAAGAGCCTACCACGATGGGGCTGTTAATTTTTTTGCCACGATGTGGATATTGTGGATGGTTTTGTGGCACGAAAGAGGCACGATGCATTGAAAAGAAGTAGTGGTGGTGGTGGTTTTTGGTGTGGTGGTGTGTTTTTAGATTAGAGAGTATCTTTGGATGTCAAGCCTTATGAGTGGTGTTCCATAGCCCTCGCATTTCTCATCATCTTCAAGCAGTTCTAATGGGCAGTCCTCTCCATTACAGCCATAACAATCCATAAGGATTTTTTGGAATTGAATAGGTTTGATGCCTCCGATAATGATGTCATAGCAGGTGTCTTTGATTGTTAAGCTTAAAATTATCATTGTTTTTCCTCCTTTATTTTGATTAATATTTTTCTTTGTCTGTTTGCTTTCTGCAGGTAGTACTCTTGCAGTTCTATTATCAAGGATAATAGTTTTTCATAATTTTTTGTATGGTATGCTTGGTTGAGTTGTGCTAGTGTTTTCCAGTTGCAGTTTATGTCCTCATAGTAAAGGTGCATAATATAATATTTCCAGTCTTGGTTAAGTGGGTATTCGTGTCCTTGCTTTGCTTTTTCGATATCATCTCGTATGATCCATAATTGTCCGACTTGTCTTCGGCATCTTTCTTCCTTGCCTATAATGTAGATTTCTCTCTTGTACTTTTCTAATGTCATAAATTAATTCCTCCAAAATCCATTTTTAGTTCTGAAATCGATTTTTATTTCCAGTTCTCGGAAACTTTCTCATTTCTCGGAATCTGTTTATGTTTCCGAAATCGATTTCTAGTTCTGATCCTCGGAAACATTACAAATTCTTGGAAATTTATAAATTAAATAACTCCTCAAAGATAAATGCTACAAACTCTCTCAAGCTCAATTGCTCTGTTTCTTTTTCGATATCGAAGATTAAAAACTCGATTGTTTCAGCAGGGTAGTAAATGTTGATTTCATTTTTTGAGAATTCCTCTACTCTGATGATGTCTTTGAAAATGTCTTCCTCTTGTGTGTGTTCTCTTAAGAGTGTTGAGAGTTTTTTTTCATAGTATACATCGAATATGATTACAGCTTCTGCATCACCATATTCCTCGATTTCCTCTACATCTAAAACTTTTGCTTTGACTGATCCACATTCAGTTTCAAATTTGGTTTCTAATAATATTCCATTTTTGCTCATTTTATCACTTCGTTTATTTCTGTTTTTTGAAGTAGTTGTACTTCGTTGTACATAGTATGTTTGATGTACTATATAAAGTTTTTGGTAATGTAGGACTTTTTATAGTCCTACTGATCCAAGATTTTAATCTCTCTTATACGCTTCATCATCCTCGAATAATTCGTGTAATAAGTCATATTCTACAGATGTTACTTTCCTCATCAGTTTGTCAAATTCTTGAATTTCTTTCTCTGTTAATATTTCCTCTCTTAATAAATACATATACAAGTTGCTTAAATTAAAGTGAATATTAGGATTTGTTAATCCCTTAACACAGAGATATGCATCCAATTTCCACTCTTTTTTCATCTGAAATTCCTCATCCATTTTTAATCCTCCTTATATTGCATTTTGCATTTTTTCTGCTAATTCTAACGCTAAAGCTCTGTTACCATTTTGAGGAATCCTTGCGATGGTGTGTCCATCTTCAGCATCAATTATTCTGAATTCCTCTTCCATTTCAATTAATCTTGTGATAATTCCATCAGTTTCAGTTAATGTGGTTTCTGTGAAAATACCTTGGTAGACCCTTGCAGGTTTCAATGGTTTTTCAAGTATTTCTAGGTTACTAAATATTAAGAAAAGGTTGTAATGTAAACCATATTGATCCACATTTTCCCTTTCCACTTCGCTTAACTCATCATAATTATTTATAATATTATATAATTTTGCTTTGTATTCTACTTGCTTTGTATCGGAGTTGTAAAAATAGATTGTTTCTCCGATTTTCTGATAGGTTTTGCCATTTTTGTTTTTGATTACTTGGCTTCTAGTTTCAATGAATTTTACTCCATTTTTGAATGCATTATTATAGAATGCTCCTTTTATTGATATTATTGTTGCCATTGTATCTACCTCGTTTCTGTGTGAAGTTGTTTTACTTCGATGTACATACTCTGTTTGAGGTAGTATATAAATGTTTCGATTTAGACGCTTCCAAAAAAGCACCTGAAAAAAAGAAAATAATAATAATATTATATATAATAGGATGATTTTTGAGGATCATCCGACAAGGTAACAGCGAAAAGATTCAGGATAATATATTGATGAGTGGGGGGTGGTACTGGATCAAGTCAGAGAAGTAGGGGGAAGCTCTTCGGATGGAGGGAATTCTCCACGAAGCCAGTCAAGGGGTGTGGGGGGTTTGCACGAAGCTTGTCAACCATTTTTTGCACGAAGCTCGTTAAAAATGTTTTTCTGCACGAAGCCAGTCAACGATAATGGAGGATTTTTTGGCACGATGGCTGTCAATGGTGTTCCCTGCACGATGGGTGCTAAAAAAGAGAGGATGTGGGGGTTTTCAATGCTTAAATTCTTATTGATGAGTGCAAGGATTAAGACAATGCACCTGAAAAGTAGTGTTATTTTTGATTGAAGATGCAAAATAATGAAGTGTTGTTGAAAAATAGTAGATTGTTGCACTTTTGATGTAGTGCAACTTGTGATAAAATAGTGTTTTCTCTTGATTATTCTAGCAGTTCTTGAATGTCCTCCTTGTTTCCGATTTTAGCCCCATCCTCTTTAAGAGTGATGTAGAGTGTTCGGAGGTCTTCCTTATCCACAATGATTGGCATATTAACCTCATCCATTAATTGAGTATGGAGTAGTTTGATTCTTGTGGATTCAGGATCAAATTCTGATGGTTTTTCAATTAGGATTGTAATGTTGATGACATAGTAGTTGTTGTAGTTATTGCTGATGTCGGTTGGTTTGATGTTGTAGGTTGTGTGTTCTGTGCCTAGGTCTTTGATTAATGTTTTTGCAAAGTTTTTGATTAATTGTGGATACATAATTATCAAGCTCCATTTTCTATATTAATTATTTTGGGATTCATTTTTAAATCCAAAATCGATTTTAGAATCTAATTCTCGGAAAATTTCCCAGTTTTCGGAAACTCATTTTTAAATCTAGGATTGAATTTTAAATCCAATTCTCGGAAACTAATTCAAATTTCGGAAAACTGGAAACTGAAATCGGAATCTATTTATGATTCTCATCATAGAATCGGAGAAGATTCCTAACTTTCTCGGTAGGGGTTTTCCCCTCAACCCTTTCCAATCTTATACTGTCAGTATATGTTAATCTGCAATCCAACCTACCATATGCGATTTCATATTTCTGTTGGAAGTCAGGTTGATTATAGAAATTGAAAATTTCTTTGAAAAGCATTTTAACTTTTTCCTCTTTGGGAAAATTGGATAGGAATATCTTATCTGAAATCTTCAATATTTCATACTCTATTTTCTCTTCTTTAAGGTAAACTTCTGTTCCACAACTGCAACTCATTCCAGTTACGAACTGTGCTACCATATTGGCAAAGCTTCCTGCATAAACATCGTTCAATCCATTTTCTCTTCCATAATAGTGGCTGAATCCTGCCCATTTCTCTGTTGTGGTGGACATATTCAAATAGATATTGTTTTCAACTAGGTATTTTTGCAGTTCCTCTAATGGAATATCTGATATTATATCATATTCTACATTTTCATAAAACATTGTATCACCTAGTTGTACTATATATGGTTCTTATTATTTAAAGTTTTCGTAGGTTGCAACAGTCTTCAGGGTTTGGATTAAAATTGTGTTTCCAGTACTCATAAGCCTCTGACTCATCTTCACAGATTGTTATTTCCTTGAATCCATTTATGTTTCTGATTAGTTCTTGTTTTTTGGATAATGGTAAGTGCCAGTAATTTGATTGTTTAACTGTGTACTCTGATAGGTCTATGTGGTAGCCAAACCATCTTTTAACCCAAGTATTAACTCGTAAAAATTCAACAAGAATCTTATCACATTGAATATTAGCAAGTACATCGTAATCCACAAAGGAATCTATGAAAGGTGACAATCGCACACTAACATCGAACCCATTCCTTTGCAAGGTTTCAATGGCTTGTATCCTTTTGCTTGGTAATGGTGCATTCTCATAATCCAGTTTTTCATATAAATCATCATCAGTACAAGTCAGGGTTATTTGAATATGTGCTAATTGTGGATCAAGAACTTCTAAATATTCAGGTGATGCAACTAAATCTGATTTGGTCACAATCAAGTACTCTTGACCAACTTCATTTAATGCCTTGATGGTTTCATAGGTGACTCGTTCTGTTTTCTCTAATTCTTGGAAACAATCTGTCATTCCACCTAGTCTGATAACATCCACATCCTTGATTCTTTTGATTTTCCTACGAATCTTGTTAATATCGGCTACTGCAGGATGCTTGTAATCCCATAGTTTTCTGAAATCAAGTAAACTTTTCGCATAACAGTAGTTGCAGTTATGTTGACATCCTCTGCCATATGTGTCTAGTCTTGTATTGATGTGGCATTTATCTCCCTCATTTCCTTTAACTTCCTTATAGAAGCTTTTGAATTCATTTTCCATTCTGTATCATATCCTCTAATTTTGTTTGTTTGGTTTCCAGTTTTGTGATTGTTTTTGGATTCCAGTATCCTTTTAATTGTTTTCTTTCGTTTTCGTTTAGTTTCTCGAACATTTCTTTGCTTACACTACTGTCTTCTAGTCCTCGGTAGTAGCAGGGGATTCTCCATCGGACACAAATATTCTGTCGGCGAATATTCTTACGATAGGTTCTGATTTCCTCGTTAGTCCAGTTAGGGTGGATGTAATAATTAGTGTCATTTGGCTTGTATGGATTGTAATTATCTTCCAGTAGTGTGAGTGGTCTGTATCTGCAATCCATTATCTGCACTCGCATCTCAAAGCATTTTACCCTTTTCCATTCACAAGTCTTGAATGGTTGTTCGTGATTGTATAATATGAAGACATTGATTTTTTGTGTTCGGTTGAAACCATTCTCCTCTAGTATGTCTACTGTTTTTTTAATCTTTTCGTATTCTTCTACTCCAGTATCCCAAGCGATGTAGATTTTTCTGAATCCTGCATCATACATCATCTTTGCAAGGTGTGGTTTTTTGAGTAGTATTCGGTAATCGATACCACTTTGACACTCACAACTACTTATCCTCCTATCCTTTTTCAATTCTATCAGTTCATTGAGAATATCCTCAATGTAGGGGTTAGCTAGGAAGTTATTATCATAGAAGATTAGGTGTTTCTTGAAAATCAAATCCTTGATGGTTCTTTTGCAACTGAATTTTGGTTCTATCAAGTATGATCCACAGAATTCACAGTTTCTTACACAGCCTCTGCTTGTGTGTAGGATTTGGTACTTGATTTCTTCTCCATCAGGGAGTAGGGTGTAGTCTGTTGGGTATTGTTCGGCTTCTTCTATTATTCCTTGGTATACTTCATCACAACTAGTTACTTTTTTGCAGAGGATTGGTTGTAGTGATGCGAATATGCCTCCTACGATTATTTTTGCTTGTGGGTAGTGTTTTCGTGCATATTGTACTGCTTGTGTGACATATTTGGAGTAGTAGGTGAATGTGGATGTGATGAGTATGATTTGTGGATTTATGGTGATTGGTGTGGGGTTGTTCATTCGGTAGAGTTCTACTTTTTTGCCTTTGTCTTTAAGCATTGCCCCAATTTTCAAGAGTCCTATGGGTAGCATTTCTTGGTTGTTTCGGCTTTTGTTACTGGTGGGAAATGGTGGGTCTATTAGCAGGATATTATCTTTATTCAATATGTATGATCCCCTCCTCGTGGTCTGTTATTATGCTGATGACTTCCTCGTAGTCACCATTGGCTTCGTTGAAGAGGATGAGGGTGTAGTCTTGTGGGTTTGGGATGTTTTGCAGTATTCTTAATAGTTCATCTGCTTTAATTGTACATCACCTCATTTGGTTTGATGAGTAGTGTTTCATATATTCAAGTAAAGTTTTTGGATTAACTTTTTCTTTGACTCCATACAAGGTATGGTATCGTTGGTGGCAGTATTTACAGAGGGTTATTCCATTGTTAGGGTCTTCTCTGTATTGGGGATGTAAGTTGTACCCATATATATGATGAGCTTCCAGTTTTGTTGTTAATCCACAACATTGGCAAGTGTGATTGTCCTTTTCAAGTACCAGTTCTCTCCATTTAGGATTTCGGTGTTGTTTCTTTTGTTTTATCTGTTCTCTTGTTTTCCTTTGTGGTTCTTTGAGAAATGGCAGGATTGTTAGTATTGTCATTCCTACTGATTCCGATATGTACCACCACCATTGCTCATCATTATAACTCATTGAATATCTGATTCCTATTTTGGATAATATGGTTTCTAATTCTTCTTTTGAATTATCTAATAATAGGAAACAGAATTTGTTTCTTTGGTGGTGGTAGTATAACTTCACTCTTAAATTAAAATCTTGTTCTAGGATGTTTTGTAAAGGTTTCATTATTAATCTTTCTTGATTGTCTATGTTCATACATACATCACATCCTTGTTTTCTGTGGTTGGTGTTTCTATTTGTTGTAGGTCTTGTTGGTAGATTATTTCTATACTGGATAGGTTTTCTTTGGGTATTATTTTGGCTCGTTCAAATCCATCAGGGTCGGTTACTGCTATTGTGAGCAGGTCATCGGTTTCATCTAGGATAAAGGATAAGGGGTAGATGGTGTCATCAAGTAAGTATACATTTACTGGTACATCATCTATGCTACTGACTTTTATTCCTTGTGTGATAACTGCATCCAGTACTGCTTTAATTAGTTGCATATAACTCGATTATTTGGGTGAGTAGGTTTATTACTTCGTTCTGTTTCTGTATTGTTTTTTCCAGTATTGCTTTCTGTGTTTTTGTTTCTCCTATTATTTGGCATAGTCTTTCATCTTCTTGGTACATTTCTTTAAGTTCTGTTTCTAGGTTTGTTATTTTTTCTTGTAAATCTAGTATTGTTTCAGCCATAATTTACTCCTCTTTCCAGTTTATCTTGTCGGATTCATACATTCTCACATTCTTATTCAAATCCTTGTCTACTTCTACTCGTAAGAATGCTTCAGGAGATGGTGAGAGTAGCATATTACTTGCATAACTGTTTTCGTATCGTAAGAAGTGACCAGTAAGGCAGAAGAGTCGGCGATAGTACCCAATTTTTGGCTTGTAATATACTTGCTCAATTGCTCCACACCTATGCAAGTGACCCATAAAGTTAATATCTGCCTCTATGAAGCTCATATCTCTTTGTATCTTACCTAGTGCTAGGTGTTGTAGTTTGCTACTACCTTTACCGTGGGCAAGGTAGATGCTCAACTTCTTATCATTCACTAATAAGGTATCGTAGATGCTAGTATTGTATGGAACATCCAACATATCTGCAATAACCTTGGCAGTATCCAAGTTGAAATCTTTCTTTGTTCTCATACTATCGTGGTTTCCACTAGTCAATCCTCTGATGTATTGCTTGTGTGGTTCTAGGTATTCAACCATCTGATTGATTTGTTCATTCACATCCATTTCCTGATTGAATACTGAATCTCCTACATTCTTGCTACTGACTTCCAGTAAATCTCCATTAAGATACAGTACCTTGTTATGCTTATCCCTCTTAAAAACTGATAAAGCATACTCCCAATACTCACGATTGAAGACATTACTACCTAAATGAGCATCAGAAAGGCAATAAATATGCAAAGCCTTATTATTTATTGAAAATTCATTCTCCATCCTTAACATCATCTCCTACTTTAAAATCCCAGTTCTCTATGATCCAAGTTATCACATTAGTAGTAACTGCATTCCCCAAACACTTATACCTTTGAGTATCACTTATCCTTGATCCATCTGCACCAAACTCTGTCCAACCATCAGGGAAACCTTGCAATCGTTCACACTCTGTCGGAGTCAGTTTTCGTATTCTATAATCATTCATAAGAACTCCCCAGCTGCCATCACTAGTGTTCAAAGCCCCAGTCATTCCATCGTGACTAACTCCTCTTCGGACAGTACACCCTTTCCTTGACAGTTCAACACCATCATAGGGGTAGGTTTCCTTATACCCTTTTCGTGTGGTTTCTCGGAGCTTAATAAAATCCTCATCATTTTCCCTCATTTCTATCACAAAATTCCTTAATCGTTTATCAAATTTATTCATTGGAGTATGGGAAGTTAGTGCATACAAGTTCTTTCTCTTGCTATCCACAGTAACCCACAATCCATCATCAATTTCCTTGAAATATTTTTCAAGATTCTTCTCTAATGTCTTGTTCCATTTCATTATTTTCCTCTTTTTCTATAATTTTAAGGACATAAGTATCTAATCGTTTGTTGAATGGTCTTATCCTTGGATGAGTTGTTACTGCATAGCAAACTCCCTCCTTGGATAAACTAACATATAAACCATCATCAACTTTTGTGAAATATTTATCCACATTTCTTGCTAATACTTTCTTCCAGTTTTTCATCTATATCGTACCACCCATTGTTGCTCCTTTCATTCAAGCCAATACTTAACCCATCACTACTGTAAATCCTCCCCATCTTGATAGGTTTTCCAATAATTATTCAATTGTTTACAATCTTCTCTCTCTTATTCGTTCACTAGGAGATTCTTCAAGGTACTCTCGCTGATATAATACTTCTCCTCGACATCTTTCTCTAGAATATCCTTTAATGAATATTCGCTCTCTTCTCTGTGGAACTCCGAAATAGGCAGAATTAAGTACCTGCCATTCAACATTATACCCCAGGTCGGAGAGGACTTTAAGAATTGTCTTGAAAGTTTCTCCCTTGTTGTGAGATAGTAGACCTCGAACATTTTCAAGTAAAAAATATTTGGGTCTTTTGTCTTTGAGAATCCTAGCGATTTCAAAGAAGAGAGTTCCTCTGCAGTCATCAAACCCTCTTCTCTGTCCTGCAACAGAAAATGCTTGACAAGGGAATCCTCCAACCAAGAGGTCAAAGTTGGGTAAGTCTTCGGTGTTGATTTTTGTGACATCCCCAAGTCTAGGGTGGTTTGGATAGTGTTTTCTGTATATGTTTTCTGCATACTTATCTACCTCGCTGTATCCTACACATTCAAAAGTGTATCTTGTTGATTTCTGTAATCCATACTCGAATCCTCCTATTCCACTAAATAGTGATAGGTATTGTATTTTCAATTTCATACTCTCTCTCTCTCTACTGGTATTAGATAGCCTCTGCCTAGTGTGGTTAAGCTTGGGCTTAATCCTTGGGGATTGTATATTCGGTTTTGGAAGTACCATTGAGTATTATTGTTACTGTTTTTTTCTCCGATTCCACCGATTACTTCTACATCCCTCATCTTATTCTATCTCCTTGAATTGATAGCATTCGTTTACATCATTAGCCTCGCAATTGTATGCAAGGCAGTAGTCACTTGCTAGGAATTCACAATCCTTGCAGAAATCTATTCCCTCTATCCACACTTGCTTGGTGGTTTGTGGGGTTTGTTCTTTCCCATCTGTGTCTTTGCAGATATAGGATAAGTATAATTCCGATTCGTAGTATCCATCTATTGAGATTCCGATATCGGCTTTGGGATTGTATTTTTGTAGGGATTTTATCAGGTCTTCCACTTTCATAATTTTTATCTCCTGCCTAGTAGTCTTCTTTTCTC